AGGCTGAACGCCTCGAAAATTCGTTCTACGAGTTCGTTCGGGCCGCCTGGGTGAACTTCGACCCGGCTGATTTCGTCGAAAACTGGCATCTGCGTGACGTTTGCGAGCACCTGGAGGCGGTGGCGCGCGGCAACATCCTGCGCCTGCTGATCAATGTGCCGCCGCGCACCGGCAAGACCGCGATCGTGTCGGTGTGCTTCCCGGCCTGGGTGTGGGCGCAGCGCAATCGCGGTCCGCGCATGGGTCCGCAGGTCTCGTTCTACTACGCGAGCTACGCCGAGCACCTGTCGCTGGAGCATTCGCTCAAGTGCCGGCGGCTGATCGAGAGTCGTTGGTACCAGCGGCTGTGGGGCGGCCGGTTTCGGCTGGTCGCCGATCGCAACACCAAGGGTCATTTCGAAAACGACAAGGGCGGCTACCGCATGGCGTCGTCGGTCGACGCCCGCGCCACCGGTTTCGGCGCCGACATTCTGGTCGCCGACGATCCGCACCTCGTCAAGGAGGCCGAGAGCGACCTCGTGCGTGAGGGCGTGGTGCGGTGGTGGTCGGAAACGATGCCGTCGCGTCTCAACGATCGGCGCACCGGCGCGATGATTGTCGTCATGCAGCGGGTGCACGAGGGCGATCTCTCGGGCCACATCCTCGCCAATCTCGACTATGTGCACATCTGCGTGCCGCTCGCCTATGTGCCATGCCAGCATGTCAATGCATGGCGCGACGACAAGATCGAGACCGTGATCGGCGGCGAGGCCGACGGCATCGACGAGGACGATATTTTCTGGGTCGATCGTCGCACCAAGGAGGGCGAGCTGTTGTGGCCCGAGCGGCTGCCGCCCGACGAAGTGGTCAAGATCGAGAAGGAGCTGGGGCCTTACGCCTTCGCCGGCCAGTATCAGCAGACACCGGCGCCGCGCGGCGGCGGCATCATCCGCGAGGAGTGGTGGCAGGAATACACCGACGAGATCGGCGGCGAGGTCGGCGCCAAGCCCGGCCAGTACCCGCCGATGGAGTACATCCTGGCGAGCCTCGACACTGCCTACACCGAGAAGGAGGAAAACGACCCGTCTGCATTGTCGCTGTGGGGCATCTGGCGCGACCGGAACGGCAATCCCAATATCATGATGATGCTGTGCTGGGCCGAACGGCTGCGCATTCACGAGCTGGTCAACCGGGTCGGCGCCGATTGCAAGCACTACAAGGTCGATCGGCTGATCATCGAGGACAAGGCCGCCGGCCACTCGGTCAGCCAGGAACTCTACCGGCTGTTCGGGCCGTTTGATTTCGGCATCGAGCTGGTCAACCCGCGTTCCGGCTTCATCAAGTCACCTGACAAGGTCGCCCGTCTGCAGACGGTTGTTCATCTGTTTGCCGAAGGCCTCGTGTGGGCACCGGACAAGAGCTGGGCCGACGAGATGATCAAGCAGTGCGCCCTGGTGCCGCGATCGCTGCACGACGACCTCGCCGACTCGATGTCGCAGGCGCTGATCTACTTGCGCCGATCCGGCTGGGCGCAGAAGAAGGAGGAGCGCCGGGTCGAGACCGAGGAGGAACTCAAGTATCGGCCGCGGGCGGCGGCGCTTTACCCTGCGTGATGTATTCGCGGCACTGTGCGATCGTGCGGCGCGAGCCATGCCATTGGCCGGCAGGGTCGAATATGTCGTAGAGCTGAGGCGCGCCATCGACTTCGACCGGGCGGATGGTCCAGTCACGGGGCAGCACGACATAGCTCGACCACAGCCGGCGCCAGGGGATTTCTTCCTGGTAGTACTCGGCGAACGACACGATCGGCTCCCACAGCGCGAGGCACCAGATGCGGCCGAGCGGCGTGATTTCAAGCGACTGACGAGCGCGCCGCAGACGCTCGCGAGCGCGCTGATTGTACGCCCGCTTCTGTTCGTCATGGATTTCCGAAGAACACGGCCGGCAGTAGCGGCGCCGCAGATGCATGTACCCAGTCGAGGGTAGCGGTACGCCGCAGCGCTCGCATTTCGGTTGAGGGTTGTCGGTCGCGGCCATCGCGCGCTCCTAATTCAGGCCACGGCGCTTCATGACCGCGTTCCAAGCATGTGTAAATGCGACCCAGTCGCAATGTTTGTCGACGAGCTTCAATTCTTCGGGCGATAGTTTGGATTGGATAGTTTTTGCCAACTCTGTCCGCAGCCACTCGATCTCGTCCAGCATTTCGGTGGCCGTGTCGTTGTCGCAGCCGACGAACGGCAGGTTTTCCCGGATGTCTGCGATCGTGCGTTTCATCGGACCGCCATCGCGTTCATCATCTATCACCGCTGGCGAGGCTCGCCATTGTCCGACCACCGGCAAGCTTGATGCATCGCGGGCATGTCACCTCCAACGGCTGTCTTGAATCCGACCACTGAATGCTCGGGCTGGCGCCGCAGAGTGCGGGCTTGCACGAATAGACGTCTGTCGTATCTACCGCGTGCCAAACCGGATTGCGGCTAGAGAACTCGCGGCCGTTACGGAGCGCGCCGGCTTTCTTGAGAATCATCATTCCCCGCCTCCTTGATCACCGTCATTGCCCATCAGCGTTATGCTCGTGCGTCCACAGCCGCTCCCACTTCCAGCCCTTGCGCTTGCAATAGGTCGCGACCCGCTCGCCGTTCCAGCCCTTCATGAAGCGCACGATCGGCGCAGCCTCGATCACGCGGCCGTCGCGCGCGACGATGCCGGCAGTGAAATGCGGCGCCGTGATGCAGATCAGCGTTTCGGTCATTGGGGCCACCCACCACCCCTGTGCGGCCGGTCCCGGACGATGTCGCGGCGGCCCCGCCCGATCCACCGGGTGTGGGGCCGCCCGCCGGGGCCGGCCGCCATTCTTTTACCACGAGTCTCGACTGGCGCCAAACCGGACGTTGTGGTATTCGAAGCTCTGAGACATCGCTCACTGCTTGGACATGGCCGCGCCCTCCACGCTGCGCTTGGTCGACCCGACGCCCGAAAGCAACCCGTTCGGGCCGTCGAGTGTCGTGCTGCCCGACGAGGACAATCCCAACGTCACGCTCAAGGACGGCGTGCTCAGGATCGAGCACCCGGACGGCTCGGCGACGATCGACTTCAATCCGGCGATGGGAACCGAGGGGCAGGCGGAAAGCCGCGATTTTTACCGCAATCTTGCCGACGAGATCGACAGCGCCACGCTTGCCGCGATCGCCAGCGAGCTGCTGACCGGCATCGAATACGACGAGCAGTCACGCAAGGAATGGCTCGACACCCGCGCCCGAGGGATTGCGCTGCTGGGCTTGAAGCTCGCGGAGCCGCGTGGCGATGTCGGCACTACGGCGGCGCCGCTGGAGGGCATGGCGAGTGTTCATCACCCGCTGCTCTTGGAAGCGACCATCCGGTTTCAGGCCAATGCGCGTGGCGAGCTGCTGCCGACCGCCGGTCCCGTCAAGGTGCGCAACGACGCGACGCCCAAGCCAGAAAGCCAGCAGCCGCCGTTCTCGGCGACGCCGCCGCCGCCCGGGATGGGCGACAACGGCGGCCCGCCGCTCAATGCGCCGGGTGAGTCGCTCGACGAGCTGGGCTCGGCGCTCGAAAAGGACATGAACCACTATCTGACGGTGACTGCGACCGAGTACGTCCCGGACACCGATCGCATGCTGTTCTACATCGGCTTCGGCGGCGACGGCTTCAAGAAGGTCTACAACTGCCCGCTGCGCCGTCGTCCGGTGTCGGAGAGTGTCGACGCCGAGAACATCATCGTGTCGAACGCCGCGACCGATATCCGCAATTGCGGCCGGGTCACTCACAAGATCAAGATGCGGCCGGCGATCCTGCGGCGCATGCAGATCATCGGCGCCTATCGCGACGTGTCGCTGACGCCGCCGATTGTCGGCCCGGCGCCAGACGCGGTCGAGCAGAAGAAAATGGAGATCGATGGTCGCCGCCTGCCGCAGCGCACCGAGGACGCCGACTACAATATGTTCGAATGCTATTGCGAACTCGACATCGCCAAGTTTGCACCCAAGCAGTTCAAGGACAAAGGCCTGCCGCTGCCCTATGTGGTGACGCTGGAGAAGGAGAGCCGGCAGATTCTCGCGGTCAAGCGCAACTGGGCCGAGGACGACGCCCAGGCGCTGGCCAAGCAGTTCTTCGTCCAGTTTCCGTTCATCCGCGGGCTCGGCTTCTACGGCATCGGCTTGATCCACCTGCTCGGTAATGTCGCGATGACGCTGACCGCGATCTGGCGCGAGTTCATCGACAGCGGCATGTTCGCGAACTTCCCGGGCTTTCTCTACGCCAAGGGCGCCGGCCGCCAGCTCACCAATCAGATCAGGGTTCCGCCGGGCGGCGGCCAGCCGATGGAAGTGCCGCCCGGCATGCGGATTCAAGATGCGATCATGCCGCTCCCGTACAAGGAGCCGGGGCCGGCCTTCACGGGCTTTGTGCAGCATGTCGAGGAGGTCGGCCAGCGGCTCGGCCAGACCGCCGAGATCAACATCGGCGAAGGCAAGCAGGAGGTTCCGGTCGGCACCATCATGGCGCTGATCGAGCAGTCGACCAAGATCATGGACTCGGTGCACAAGCGGCTGCATGCCGCCCAGGCCGAGGAGTTCGCGCTGCTCAAGGAGCGTTTCCGCGAGGACCCGGAGGCGTTCTGGCGCCACAACAAGAAGCCGGCGCGGCAGTGGGAGATCGACGAGTTCAAGCAGGCGCTGGAGCAGCGCGAGCTGGTCCCGGTCGCCGATCCGAACAACCCGACCTCGCTACACCGCATGACCAAGGCGGCGGCGCTGCTCACCCTGGCGCAGAGCTATCAGCAGTTCTTCAACGTGCCGGCGGTGCTCAAGCGGCTGCTGCGCGTCGCCGGCATCGATGTTGAGGGCCTGCTCAACACCGCGCCGACCCCGCCGCCGCCCGATCCGCGCATGGCCGCGATCGTCGCCAAGGCCCAGGCCCAGGCGTCGATCGCGCAGATTCAACAGTTCCAGGCCTTCCTCAAGGCCAAGCAGATGCAGGTCGACGCTTCCGACAAGGCCGAGGACCGCGTCTCGCGCGAGCGCATCGAGCAGATGAAGCTCGCGCTGGAGCAGATGCGGGTCGAGCAGGAGCGCATCATCCATGCCAACGACATCGCGCGCGCCAATGCCGAGGCGCAGAGCGGCATGCACATCGATCGCGTCCAGGCGGCCGGCCAGATGATCATGGATCAGGCGCAGCACGAGCAGAGCCTGCGCCACGATGCGCAGCAACATGTCGCCCAGGTCGTGACCGATGCGGCGCATGCAAAGAACCAGATGCAGGTCGAGCAGATGCGCGAGCAGCGCCAGCTCGCGGTCGAGCGCATGAAGCACGATCAGGCATCGGAGCACATGCAGGACAAGCACGATATCGCGACCCAGCAGATGCGGGACAAGCATGAGCTGGCGACCCAGCACGCCAAGGAAAAACACGCCGCCGATCTGGAGCACAAGAAGGCGCTGGCGCGGGCCGCCGCGCGAGCCAAACCGAAAACGGGAGATAGCTGATGGCGCACCTGCACCAGAATGATGCCCGCCGCTCGTTCAAGGACAAGCTCTCCAAGATGACCGGCGAGCGCGGCGAATATCCGCCGGATCGCGCCGAACGCATCGTCGGTGCGCCCGGCGAGCGCGGGCAGGGCGACTCGGCG